ACGAGAACCTACATGAAAGATGCAAGAGTAGACCATCTTTCTAAAGATGGAAGTGTCCTTAGAACATATGTTCTGCGAGATATCTTCCCGACATCTGTGGCTGCAATTGAATTAAGTTTTGATACTGCGGATGAAATTGAAACTTTTGATGTCACACTTGCATATCAGTATTTCTCCGTTGAGGCTCCTGCCGGTATCACAACATAATATAATGAGGTAACAATATGGCGATAAAGCTTTTTGGATATAGTTTCGGTAAGTCAAATGAAGCGGAAGAACTTAAATCCGTTGTTGTGTCAGCAGAGGACGAGAACGATGGTTCTATAGTTCTTAATGCTGGATATGGTGCTATTGGGCATTATATCGATATGGAAGGGATTGCAAAAGACGAAAACGATCTAATCCATAAATATCGTGAAGTTGCTATCACGATGGAAGTTGATAACGCAGTCGATGATATTGTCAACGAATCAATAGTTGCGAATGAAAATAAACCACCAGTCTCTATCAACACGGATGACTTGGGTGTTAGTGAGGTCATCAACAAAAAGATTCGTGAAGAATTTAAGACTGTTATAAGACTCTTGAACTTTAACACAAGAGCCCACGATATTTTTAGGCGTTGGTACGTTGATGGAAGATTGTATTTTCACAAAGTAATTGATGAAAAGAATCCGAAACAAGGTATCAAAGAACTTCGTCCTATTGATCCTCGTGCAATGAAGAAGATCAAACTGGTTGTAAAAGAGAAAGACGAAGAAACCAAGGCCGATCTTGTTCAAGCAACAGTGGAATATTATCTGTTCACCCCAGGCGCAGTGAACTCATATAAAGGAAGTGGGTCTGGTACAAACACAGCTGGAGTTACTAATTCACAAGAAACAGTAACGATGTCAAAAGATTCGGTCACATTTGTCCACTCTGGTCTTGCTGATGAACGTGGTCGAACTATTGGTTATCTTCACAAAGCACTTAAACCTCTCAATAATCTAAGAATGATCGAAGATGCGATTGTTATCTATCGTATCTCTCGTGCTCCCGAACGTAGAATATTTTATATTGACGTAGGGAACCTACCAAAGAATAAAGCAGAACAATATCTCAAGAGTGTTATGACTCGTTATAAAAACAAAATCACCTATAATAGTACCACGGGTGAGATGAATGATGAACGTAGATGGCAGTCAATGATGGAAGATTTTTGGCTTCCGCGGCGTGAAGGTGGTCGTGGCACAGAAGTATCCACTCTACCGGGTGGCGCAAATCTCGGTGAACTGGAAGATGTTAAATATTTCCAGAACAAGTTGGACAGAGCCTTACATGTTCCACCTTCTCGTAGAGATTCAGAGAGTGGTGGTGGTGGGTTCCAACTTGGTAAGAATGCAGAAATCAACCGGGACGAACTGAAGTTCAATAAATTTGCGAATAGATTGCGTAACCGATTTAATCATCTGTTCCATGATTTACTGAAAACTCAGTTGATTCTCAAGGGTATTATTACCGAAGATGACTGGGAATTGTTCAGAGAACACATCAACTATGACTACATCAAGGATGCACATTTCTCTGAGTTGAAAGACTTGGAAGTAATGGTTACTCGTATTGATACATTGTCACAAGCTGAACCATTCATAGGAACATATTTCTCCGAACAACAAGCAAAGAAAATATTCTTACATCAAACGGATGAAGAAATTGAACAAATACAAGACCAAATTACTAATGAAAACGAAGCAAAGAAGAAAACTGGTGATGGAGATTTCTCCGACGACGACGATGTATAAATAATAAAGAGCGAGGAAATACCTAATGGATAAAATTAAAGATATGATTTCAGCAGCTGCTGAGAAGAATCCTGTAAAGTTCAAGACTGGATTCGAGGGAATTATTACACAGAAATTAAGTGATCAACTAACTGCAAAGAAAATGCATGTTGGTCAAAATATGTTTCAACCACCAGTAGCTGATGATGGGATTAATCACCCATTAGAAGCTGAAATTGGATAAGGTAATCTTTCAATGATCGGCAACTCGTTCAATTATAAAACTGTTCTTGTTGCCGCAGCTGCAATAGTCACGTTGAGTGGTGCATGGGGTGTATTGAGTGCATTAGAAATAAGACCAGTATTTCTTGGTGAACATTTGAGGGGTCTAAAAAAGATAAAAACAGTACATGTAATCGATTTAAAAGTATTAGGTTCTGATTTTTATAGTTCTCTTATCAAGAAAAAGAAATATGACCTATATGATTTACAGCAATATAGGAACAAAAAATTAAGACAAGCATTTGATAGTGGATGGACCCAAGCTGAAATTCATCCTTCCATCGACAAAGATATAATCAAAATGCAGGAACAAATAGAACAACTAGAAAAAAAACGTCAAGTATTAGAAAAGAGAAAATAAATGTCGCGCATAGACCTTATTAAAAAAATACATAGTGAATATGTCGAACGGATTAACGAAGTCGCTAATCCGTCTGTCGTGTTAGAAATAGAGAATTTTATATCAAATGATGTAAAACTGTATAACGGAATGACTAAATCGATTCTCAATAATCTAAAACGTAAGAAGACAAAAGGAAACTTTGACGAGAAGCTTGCAATCAAAGCGTTCACTCATTTGGCCAAAGCAGGAATTAAAAAATATGAAAAAGACTTTGACAGTCTAAATATTCCAAAAGGTTCCACAAAAAAGACCGAAGAAGCTATCGCAAAAAGATTGTATAATAGACATAAAGAAGACCTAAATGAGTTTTATGATAAATATGTAGACATATACAATCAACTTGATTCATACAATAAAGTTATTATAACTGAAAAATTAAATAACACTAAGGAAGGCCTTAGGGTCGTTTCATTCATAGAGGGATTATAAATGGCCATTGCTGCAGTAAAATCATTAGATACTACAAGATATTCTGTCATTAGAGCAACTGGGGTAGCCAGCGAAACAGATGGTACATTTGTTGACGTTTCATCCCTTAAAAAATATGAGCTCTCTTCTGGTCGTGTTTCACTCACAAAACTCCATTGGTCTATTCAGGGAGCGGGGGTTCTTACATTGGAGTGGGATGCAACAAGTGATGTAATGATTGGAAAATACGGCGGGAATGGAAGTGTGGATTATCCAAGTCAGGGTGGTGGAGCAATCTATAGTACTAGTGCTGCTGGGACTACTGGTGACATCAATGTTACTACAGATGGGAATGTTACTGGATACACACTAATGGCAGAAGTTGCAAAGGTTAGTGGATTTGAGGCGCCTGCATCAAATACAGAGACAGCGCCTGCTGATGCAACATATTCTACGGGACAATTTGTTGACTATCTCGTCAAGTTTGATGAAGATGTTGTCGTGACCGGTGTTCCATATCTTACATATACAATGGATGCATGTGATGCAGCGGATAGATTATCTTCGACTACATGCAAAGGTATTTATACTTCTGGTAATAATACAAACACACTTTTGTTTAGACGAACCACTCTCGGGGATGATGCAGAAAATGGTTCTACAGCATTCTTCGCAGTTGGTGCATTAATTGTTCTAAATAGTGGAACTATTAAGAGTAGTAGAACGAATAAGGCAGTTGATCTCAACATCACCGGCCTGACCGATGATGGTGGAATTATCATAACATAATGAAATTTGATGAACTCAGAGACGAGATGACCGAACGGGTTCTTACCGCTGCACAGAGAATGAAGCGTAGAGTATCATTTAGACAAAGTGCCGGGAAGAGAAAAGCTGCAATAAAACGATCTAAGTTTAAAAAGGCTTCTCCGGCAAAGCTTAGAATCAGAGCTAGTCGCCTTGCAAGAGCAACAGTACGAAAGAAATTAAGCGGTGGCACTGAATCTGAAATGTCAATGTCACAGAAAGTACAACTTGATAAAAGACTCGAAAAGAAGAAATCATTAATTAATAAAATGACAAAGAAGCTCCTAAAGGTTGTTCGCAAAAAGGAACAAGAAAAGTTTGCAAAGAAATGAAATCCTTTAAGCAATATACCGAAGAAACCGAATATAAAGGAAAGAAGGTTAAACTCAACGATCCCTTTCGTGCCCCCAAAGGAGATAGAAAAAAGTTCTATGTCTATGTTAAGAACGAAAAGGGGAATGTGATTAAATTGGGTTTCGGCGATCCTAATATGGAAATCAAACGAGATGATCCTAAAAGACGGAAAGCATTTCGTTCGAGACATAGTTGTGATGATGATATAGGACCAAAATGGAAAGCAAGGTATTGGAGTTGTTACCAATGGCGAGCGGGTGCGAAGGTGGACAACTAATGAAATCCTTTAATAATTTAAAATTAATAAAGTTTTCTGAAAAACTAGTCACCAAATACCAAAACACCGGGATGGGAACAGAATAAGGTGTTCATCAAGAAAGGACAAATATGAAACTTATTACAGAAATTAATGATGACAT